GGAGATCAGCGTAAAGCAGGTGCCCGATCGCGCGGTCACGGCCGAGACGCTGAGTTTCGTTGTCGAGCGGGTGATCTACGTTAGCCAGGGCGGGAACGACAACAACAATGGCGAGAACCTGACGAAGGCCGTTCGCAATCTCGAGGCAGCCCGGCTTCTGGCTCTGGCAACCTCTGATCCAGTTTCGATCCACGTCTACCCAGGGCGCTATCCGTCCGACGGGCACATGGACTGGCCGGATAACGTCACCGAGATCGTGGGTGTGTCCGGGCAGCGATCCGCCGTGGTCGTGCCGACTCCGGGCAACGAGGTGAAGAACGTGTTCCGGGGTGGCAGCGGCTTTAACCTGCGCAATATCTCAGGTGAAGGCTGGCAGGTCGATGACTTCGACAACCCCACCGAGGGCTTCCTCGTGGCATTCCGACCAGACGCGCTGATCTTCCGGGCCATCTACATCGACCACTGCGTCATGTACCGCGCCCAGGTGCCGGCATTCATCCCGCCGCCTCTTGATCCGATCAACGGAAATCCGAGCGTGCCTAAGGGTCCGGGCATCGCGATCGCGGATGGGAGTGTCCCGGCGCCCGACAGCCCATTCCCGCAAATGATGATCGAGGCGTCCACCACGTCGGCCCCGAACGGCATCGGGTACGTGGTCAAGGGCAACGCCTTCATCAACGCCCTGAACACGATATCGCTGTGGCCGCACAAGCACTTCATGGCCCTTGGCGGCGGTGAGATGCTGCTGAACAACTGCGCCTGTCAGTTCGGCGATTATACGCTGTGGTCCGAGGGGTCGCGTCAGGAACTTAGTGTGCCAAACACAGCAGGCCCGCTGACCGTTCAGGCGGCTGCCGCGGCGACGGTTGACAGCAATCGGGTCGCAATCGTGGACGCCATGTGGGCGGCCGTTGTGAACGACGGCTACACGATGGATGAAGCGACATCGCGACGGGACGCCGACGCTCTTGTGACCTCACTCCAGTACGATCTGCAGACAGGCACACAAGAGACGCTAAACTTCTTCCTCCGCGGCCTGTATCTGAGCGGTGTCTTTGTGGCGACGGGCGCTAAGGCTGCGTTCATTGCGGGCTGGGGAGGGGATGCGCACCGCTATCACGGGGCTAAGCATCGGGGCCGGAGCCATTTCAATGGTCAACGGGCTGTTCGACGTGCTTGCTGACGCACTCAACGACCCGGTCTTTCAGCCGGTGCCGTCCAGGATATCCGCGACCGCGCACCAGTTCAACTTCCCCTTCGCGGGCGTCAACCGGCGTGCTTTCTACCGCCCACTCCGAGCCGTCCCAGACAGCATCATCGAACGAGGTTTAGGAACGGTCCTATTCTCGGGGGGTCGATGGGAGGGGGGGAACAGTTCTTCACTGGCGGCGCTTCCGTCGAACCGGTAAGCGGCCAGTTCAAAGGTCCGCCAGTCGCAAGAACAATCCAGCCGTTCGCTACTCGGGCGGCGTTAGTTTCAGGGGGCCAGCAATAATGGCGCGTATCAACACTAGGTTGGCTGCAACGGCACAACCCGTCAGAATCGCATTCGAGGGCGTACCGGCCGCATGGACCACGATTTTAGAAGCTAATGATTTTAGCGTACCAGACCCAAATCAGGACTGGCCAGAACGTGACCCCGACAATCCAAATCGTCGTATCCAACCCGGATATGCTTTGGTTCTCGCACCGTTAATGATGCACAATACCAGCGGCGCTTCTTGTTGGGTTGAAGTTCGAACCATGACAGAAAGCGGCGACGAAGTGAATCAACTTCGTATCGAAATTCCGTCATTGGACACTTATCTGCACCCTGCGCCGGGACAACAGCTATTGAAACTCGATCTGTCTACCGCCACCGGCGACCGTATGCAGATTCGCGCACAGACCGCAGGCGTGATACACTTGACCAGCGCCGCCGCCGAAGGAAGCGCCGAAAAAACACCAGCCGGAAGGATTGTGATATGGGTCGATTCACCAAAGGCCGTGAACTTCTTTCTGGTCGTGCCAAACATTCTCAAGCCCTGACCGACACCCCGTTCCCTGTTACGGAAGACTCCGAACCATATAGGGGTTCTTTTATCATAACGGAATCGGGGGAAATGCAATGGTCGAACGGCACGGAGTGGATACCATTATCGCCACAGGGGATCGAAGTTATGATCCCCCCTTGGATTGATGTCCCAGAAGGTTGGTTCGAAATAAGCGGGCGGTTGGGCGGCGACTTTGAAAATCGTCGTATTATTGCTAACAAATTTGACTTTGCTTATGTAGAAGACGGCATTATTTCTTGGATGCTTCCTGTTGCGGCAAATATGTGGGAGACTTCTTCGAAATTAACACAGGTTTCATCTCCACCGTCACCTGTTGGCTACCTGATCGACACCACGCTTCCCAGCGTGGATTGGACGCAACCTGTTTCGGGAAATCGCCCTGTGTGGGGGCAAGTAACACGATTTGCACAAGGCCAAGATCGCACGATTGACCAGATTACGTTTAATCGTGTCGGGCAAGCGTTCGAGTTGGGTATTCCCGCCGCGATAGAAGGAACAATGATGGTGGCCACGTCAAAGGGTATATATGCTCTTGGTGTTTATATCCCTGCCGGTACTTACACCTACGGTCGGTGGGACCATCTTCCTGTAGAAGAAATACTTATATCAACTAACTTTTTGACGAATACGGCAATCGAAGCGTTCAAGGATTTCCTTGTCGAAAATAGGTTTCGTATAAAAGACGAATTTGGGGATATTACCGATTTCAGCAACGCTTGGCGTGGCCGTTCGGATATTATCAGCTTCCCCTTGCTGGATACTTCGGGCGCAACTGACATGGGCCGCGAAACTGGAACGGGCGAAAGTGATGGGGCTTGGAGGGATTGCGTAAATATGCCCACGTTCCCGTTGATCGACACTTCTTCCGTGCAGCTCATGCGCGGAACATGGCGGGTTGTTCTTCCCTGACTTCTTTCCGCTAATAGATACGTCTTCTGTGATCGACATGGGAGAAGCGTGGATGGATTGCTCTGCTTTGGAATCGTTCCCTTTGATCGACACATCAGCAGGGACTAATTCAATCGGGCTTGGTTAGTTGCACCGGCCTAACGAGTTCCCCCTATTGACACATCTTCAGGGACTGACTTTGCCAGAGCGTGGCAGAACTGCACCGGCCTAACGAGTTTCCCTCTGATTGACACGTCAGCAGGGACCAATTTCAGTTTGGCTTGGTTAGGCTGCACCGGCCTAACGAGCTTCCCAGCTAATGCCTTCGACAATGTAAGTGGCGGGAACTTTACCGACGCATTTACAAACACCGCACTGACGCAAACCAGCATCGACAACATCCTAGTGTCGCTCGTCACATCCGGCATATCCGCAGGAACACGTGTGTTCGATCAATCGGGCGGTTCAGCACCATCGGCAACAGGTGAGGCGGCAATCGACACACTGCGCTCTCGCGGCTGGACCGTCACAGTTACAGGAGGTTACTAATGAGGCTGACAATCGCTTGCCCCGCCACTCTCCGTAGTGATGCAAACCAACTAGCCATGGTATTGGGATACCGTCCGTCTGATGCAGAAACATACATTGCGCTGAACTGGCAGGACGCGGATGGCAACCTTTACGCCTGCGCAAGTATGCCCGTGTCGGATACGTTTACCTCGGCAGCACAGAGCGGCCTACAGCGCCCCGCTTGGGACACCGACAGTCACGTCAACATGGCAGGGGCCAATCGCGCACAAGCGGCGCTGGTGTTCAGCCTGACGCCTGTGACGGCCATGCCCGACAAACTGACCGCTTGCGCTGGTGACGACGCGCTGGCAACGCTCGCCGCGATGGGGCTGACGCAGGTTGAGGTGGATATATGACAACCCGCGACACCCGCCGCAAATTTCAAAGGAGACACCCACAATGAAACTCATCATACAAGCTCTACTCGAGTTCATCTCGACGTTGACCCAAAAGACCCCGTCTGCTCGCAACGCCAAGGGGCAGCCCGTTAAAGTCGAACGTATCAACGACATCAAGCAATGGGAAGCACTACGCCTCAAGGCGTACAAGCCAACACCTCATGATAGCTGGACGATTGGCTACGGACACACCGCGACCGCACACCAAGGCATGGTGATCACTGAGAAGCAGGCCGAGAAGCTGCTTCGGGAGGACCTCGCGTGGGTTCGTAAGGTGATCGCTGACATGGTCGATGTACCCCTCTCACAGCGCCAGTATGACGCCCTCGCATCGTTTATCTTCAACCTCGGCGGTGCCAACTTCGCGTCCTCGACCCTTCTGAAGCGGATAAATGCTTCCGATATGGTAGGGGCAGCAGATGAGTTCCTAAAATGGAACAAACAGCGCCAGAACGGCAAGCTCGTGGTTCTCCGAGGTCTCACCCGGCGTCGGTCTCATGAACGAAAACTCTGGCTGGAAGGAACAGTCTAATGAAAAAGAAGACGTACAAACGTGAGGTGGCATTGGTGATGCTCGTCTGTTTGGCCGGTCTGTTTGGCTGGGGGGCTTATTCTCCTCAGGCCATGCAGGCGGCTGAGTTCCTGACATTCCCGATATTCACCTTCGCTGGTGGTGCCTTCGCACTCGACACAGCCGTGAAGCAAGGTAAGTACGGGAAGCCCGATCTATGATGACACTCCTAGCAACCCTGAAAAGCAAGATCGTGCAGAGAGCAGGGGCCATTCTCGTGGCCCTGAGCGTCCTCTTCGGTCTCTTCCAGTACGGGCGCAAGACCCAACGCGACGATAACCGCGTGGAAGACATGGAAGACTACATCGAAACCAAGAAGAGAATCGAAAATGTACAGAATAGCCCTGATCGCGACGCTGCTCTTGAGCGCATGCGCCGGAACGGTTGGCTCTAAGGATGCCATCTGTTCAATCCCGGCCCCACAGCTCGATCCTGCGGGTATCTCAACTGAGAACCTGATGGAACTTGATCTGTTTGCCGAGAGATTAACACGGGCATGCTCCTGAGACTCACTGAGAGGCCGCAGGAGAGCCTGTGTGGGCCTCTCAGGTAGTCACCCCCCAAAAGTAACTAATACGCCTCACAGAGGCTTTCAGGAGGTCACCTATGGCCAAATCCCATGCATGTAAACAATGCGGAGAACCTGCCACCAGAATGTATTGCACCACTACGTGCGGTAATAAGTGGAGATATCAGAACGACCCAGTGTCTCGAGAAAAAAGTAAGGCCGCTGCCTCTGCCTACCGTGATAAAAATAGAGACCAGTTCAATGCGTACTTCCGCCTGAAACGCTCTACCACCGTACAAAGGGTTTTGGAAGACATCTACTGGTGTGAGAAAAAGGGAGACCAAGATATGTGCGTTGACCTCGCTCACGACATAATGGATATGGCGCTCGGTTGCTACTCCACGGACGCCATCGAACACTTCGTGATGGAGTATTTAGATGTCGAGTAAAATACCAAACACAGATTTTCACAAGAAGCTGCGCGGTAACTTCAAGGTGTTCTTGTGGTACGTCCATAGACACCTAGGGATGCCAGAACCGACACGTCTACAGTATGACATGGCTGATTATATACAGTACGGACCAAAGCGGGCATGCATCCAAGCGGCTCGTGGTTTCGGTAAGAGCCATATTACGGCCTGCTACGTTGTATGGTGTCTCCTCAAAGACGCTCAGGTTAAAATCATGGTTGTATCTGCGTCTGGTAATCGTGCTGATGCCTTCTCCACCTTCGTGCAGCGTCTAATCTGGGAGATGGAAGGTCTCGAGTACCTAATTCCCGATCCAAACCAGAGACAGTCTAAGATAAACTTTGACGTGAAGCCTGCTGTGGCCGATCAGTCCCCCTCAGTGAAGTCTGTAGGGATCACCGGGCAGCTTACAGGTAGTCGAGCTGACTTGATCGTGGCCGACGACGTTGAAGTCTTAAATAACGCTTTTACGCAGACTGCACGAGACAAGTTGGCAGAAAGTATCCGAGAGTTTGATGCGATCCTCAAACCTCTCCCTACATCACGTGTTGTCTTCCTAGGGACGCCGCAGACCGAGGACAGCCTCTACACGAAACTGCCTGATCGCGGTTACGAGGTTAGGGTGTGGCCTGCGCGTATGCCTACAGAGAAGATGCGGGAGCAATACGGCGACACGTTAGCTCCTTACATTGAGAACCTCCCGTACACCGAGGGTCAACCTTGTGATCCTGAAAGGTTTGACGATGCTGACCTGATCGAGCGAGAAGCCTCGTATGGTAAGGCAGGCTTTGCTATGCAATTCCTCTTGTCTACAGCCCTGAGTGACCTCGAGCGGTTCCCGTTGAAGGTCAGAGACCTGATCATCATGCCAATCGACCCCGAGACTGCACCCCTCAAGTTACAATGGGGTCCCCTCGAGGAACGACAGTACAAGGACCTGCCAAACGTAGCCATGCGTGGGGACCATATGTACCCTCCGATGAACGCAGGGGACATCACAGCGGAGTTCTCAGGGGCAGTGTTAGCAATCGACCCATCAGGCCGAGGAGCTGACGAGACAGGCTATGCAGTGATCAAGATGATCAATGGCTACCTCTACGTGCCAGCAGCCGGGGGTCTCACTGGGGGCTACGACAAGGACACCCTGACTGAACTCGCGCACATCGCGAAGAAGCACAAGGTGAACGAGGTGGTGGTCGAAAGTAACTTCGGTGATGGTATGTTCGTGGAACTGCTAAAGCCTGTCTTAGCCAAGATACACCGTTGCATGATCGAGGAGGTCCGAGCTACCGCCCAGAAGGAACGCAGGATCATCGACAGCTTGGAACCCGTGATGAACGCCCACAAGCTCGTGATCGACCCCGAGGTGATCGAGGAGGACTATAGGACTGCCATGAAGTACGAGCAGGCTGTACGTCAATCCAAGATGCTCATGTACCAGATGACCCGTATCACTCAGACCAAAGGGTGCCTGAGACACGACGACAGGCTCGATGCGTTGGCTTTGGGTGTCCACTACTTCACCGACCAGATGGCTCGGGATGAAGAGATGGGCATCGAAGAGATCAAGCAAGATGCACTCGACTTGGAGCTTGAGAAGTACATGAGGAACGCTGTTGATCCCCTCGGGAGACGACCACACTCCGTTGGTGGCTCTGGTGGCTCTGGTGAAGGGCGAAATACGTGGATTTCCAGCTACTTATAGGGTCGGTAAGCTCCGCTGACGCATTCGCTGGTCGCTCCGCTGACGCATTCGCTGGAAATACCCGACACCCTAGAGAAGAAACCCCCCAAGGTTAAAACCTATAGGTACACCTAGAGTGAACCTCAGAACATAGCCTGAGGATGACCTCTAGGTGTACCTTGAGTGAAGACTGATATGATTACCATTACAACCAACAACTAGAGATACACCTATAGATTAACCTAGGGGACAAGTGCACAACATTAGGGTCTAGTGTAATGGCAACACAGCGGTCTCCAAAACCGCAACTCGGGGTTCGACTCCTCGGACCCTTGCCAGTGGTAGCGCCAGTGGTAGCGCCAGTGGTAGCGCCAGCGGCAGAGCCAGTGGTGGACTGCAGGTGAACTCGGGGTGAACTCGGGGTAAACTCGGGGGACTATTTTTGGGTCAGATATCTCTGTAGGTAAATATACGTGTGACTTCCCCCAGAGTCCCCCCCATATGGGTCCAGCGTACGCCTCAAAAAAACCGATAAGGGGCGGGGGGGTCTCCATATATGTGACCACGAGGCGCAATCCCCTAGTTTGTACGGGTCTAACCGCTTGTAAATCACCACCGACAGACACTCAGGGCGACCACGAGGTGATCATGGGGTGACCACGAGGCGACCCGCTTTGGTCCTATTGTCTGTCTTCTTTCCAGCCTTTGGCCTTTGTTATACTATAACACTCAGGCGGCCCTCGAGACACCCTCGCGCACATCCTCGCGAACACGAGACACCCTCGCGCACATCCTCGCGAACACGAGACCACCTCGAGACCACCCACGCGCACAGGCGCACAGTCGCACGCATCCACGCACACACACACACACACACGCATCCAGGCGGTCGCTCCGCTGGTCGCACCGGGCGGGAACGAATTAGCAACATGAGGCCAGCCAAAGGGAAAACAGGGCTCAACCCATCTTTTTTCCAATCTTTTTCAGCCATATAAATCAGG